ATAGACGTAAACTACTACGGCTATGGCGCACTAGCTACAAAAATTGCAGCTGGCGCAAACTGGTTTAACTTAACCTGATAAACCACTAAGTCGTGAGGCTAGTCTCGCCCCTGTGGCTAGCCTCACCTTAAACGAGAGGAAATGAAATGCCAGTACTAGTAACAGCAGCTCAGTTAAGAGCTGTACTTGGCGTTCCAAATACTCTTTACGATGACACAGCATTAAACGCAATCATTGACACATCAGAAGACGCTATTGGTGATTTTCTTATTCAATGGAAAGTCGGAATAGATAAACACGCTTGCCCAATAGCAACCGAAACAACAATTCACACAACAAGAGAACACAAATTTTATGTAGGACAAACAGTAGCTATTTCAGGTGTTGAAGCACACGTAAACGGCAACAAAACAATTTCAGAAATAGTAGACCCATACACTTTTAAGATAACAAACGCCGCCGTACCAGTTCACGAAGAATTTTATAACATTATTCCTAATGGTATTGCAGCCGAAAACGATTTAAGTCAATACAACGGCGTAGCAGCTGTAGAAGAAGCTGTGCTACAAATCGCTGTAGACGTATTTCAATCAAGACTAGCTGCAGGTGGCACACAACAAGCCCTGGATTACACAGCAGCCCCATACAGAATGGGTAGAACCCTTTTGTACAAAGTTACAGGTTTAATAAGTAAATATATTGACTCTAATAGTCAAGTAGGTTAACTATGGCTCTTAGTACACTTCGTGCAGGCCTTAAAACAGCAATAACGTCAAATACAAATTATTCTGCATACGACCACGTACCAGAAATCATAATTCCACCAGCAGCTTTAATTTTAGCTAGTGACCCATATTTAGAACCCATAGTAATAGGTAACAATAAGAATTGGTACGTACGTCTAACACTAGAAGTTGTTAGTACAACGTATTCAAACCCAAGCGCGCTAACAAACTTGGAAGATGATATAGAAACAATTCTTGGACTTATTCCGACAAGTTGGATAATCTTGTCTGTAAGTAGCCCAAGAATTAGAAGCACAAATAGCACAGATTTATTAAGTGCTGAAATACAACTACAAACAGCCTACACAGGCTAAGAAAGGTAAGAAATGGCAACAACTATTTTAAGTGGTCGTAGTTTAACTTTAACTATTGCTACAAAAGATTATAGTGAACAAATTTTAGATTCTGCTATCAATTTTGATACCGAACGTTTAACTTTTGACACTCTTGCAGGCAAAGCCTACAAGTACATTGATTCAAACGTCACTCTTGATATTAACTTCTTGAATGATGCAGGTAAAACCCCAGACAGCTTGTATAAAGCACTATGGGACGCAACCGAATCAGCACCAGATACAGCACTTGCTTTTGTGTTAACACTAACAACAGGTGTAACTTTAACTGGTACAGTATTACCACAATACCCAGGAGTTTCTGCTTCGGGTGCAGACGCACAAACTTGTTCAGTATCTTTACAAGTTGTCGGTATCCCAACAGAAGACTTAACAGCCTAACCAAAACCAAAGAACAGGGGCACACAAATGCTTAAACTTAAATTAACGTGGGAACTAGAAACAGGTGAGAAGTTTGAAGAATGGACAAGACCTATTGAACTTTCACTTGCAGAAAAAGAACTATATTCAGGTAAGTCAATTGTTAAAATACTTATTGAAGAAAGCACACCAAGTAACACACTTCTTTTATTTTTGGCACACAAAATTCAACAACGAGTCACAAAAAAAGTTGAAAACTTTGAAACTTGGAAAAGTAAAGTCACCGATGTTGTTGCTTCTGATTTTGAGACAGCAAATTTTACCAAGCCCGAAGTATCGGGCGCACAGCAGTAGAACTAGCAATAGCAACTGGGATAACACCAGATTATTGGCTCAATGCAGAACCCGATATATGGGCAACGGCTATAGACATATTGAACGAGCGCAATAATGGCTAATGCAGTAGCTGGTAAAACTAGCAACACTAAAAGAACTATCAGGGTTAAAGTTGATGATTATGAGCTGCGTTCTCTTTTAGCCACGTTTAGTAAAATGGACGATATTGCTAAAAATGATATGAAAAAGATAGCTAATGATTTAGCAGAACGAGCAGCTAGATTTGTCACCTCTTACGCTTACAATGCACCTAACCCTGCACAAGCAGACGCTATAATGAAATCATTAAAAATTAACAGGTCAGACAAAGCACCTAATTTTACTATGGGTGGTAATACAAAAGTTACCCGAAGTGGTGCAAAGGCTGGTACGCTTTTATTTGGTACAGAATTTGGTTCTAACAGACTAAAGCAGTTCCCACCACGTAGCTCACGTAAAGGGCGTGGTAATCGTGGTTGGTTTATTTTTGTTGCTTTGGAACGTTTTCAACCAGTTATTGTACGCGAATGGTTACAAGGCTATGAGAAAATAGCAACTGAGTGGAAAGGTAGGGCAGCTTAAATGGCTGAGATTAGGTCGTTAAAACTTGCTTTACTTGCTGATACTAAAGATTTTATTCAAGGGCTTGATAAAGCCGATAAAGAAACTAAAACTTTTAGCAATAAATTAGATAACGCTTTACAAAAAGGCGCAGCAGCATTTCTTGCTGTTGGTGCAGCAGCTGGTGCTATGGCCATTAAGATTGGTATTGACGCTGTTAAAGCTGCTGTTGAAGATGAGAAAGCACAAAAGTCTTTAGCTATTACTCTTAAAAACACAACTAAAGCTACAGATGCCCAAGTTAAATCTGTTGAAGATTATATTGACAAAACAGCAAGAGCTACAGGTATTGCAGATGACCAGTTACGTCCAAGCCTTGACAGACTTGTTAGGTCAACTCAAGATGTCACTAAAGCACAAAAATTACAACAACTTGCATTAGATATTGCTGCTGGTACAGGCAAAGACCTTGCAACAGTTACAGAAGCCCTTGGTAAAGCCTATGACGGCAATCTAGGCGCATTAAAACGTATCGGTGTTCCTCTTGACGAAAACATTATTAAAACTAAAGATTTTGACGCAGCAACTAAAGCACTTAGTGAAACTTTTGCTGGACAAGCTGATGCTGCAGCTGAAACTTTTGCTGGCCGTATGGCTCGTATCAAAATTGCTATAGATGAAGCTAAAGAACAATTAGGTACAGCATTATTACCTTTACTTGAACGATTTGCCAAATTTGCTACAGAAAAGTTAGCACCTGCTTTACAAGGACTTGTAGATGGATTAACAGCTAAAGGTAAACAAAGTTTAACTAGAGCTTTTTATGATGCTGGAACTGGCGCAGTTACTTTTGGTTATGATATGGATAATGTTCAAGGTCAAGCATATTTACTTGGTGAGCAACTTAGAAAAACAACTCAATTACTTGTAGATATGTTAGACAAAGTTACTGGTGCAGCTGAGGGTGAAGGTTTCAAAAAACTATTAGAAGTTATAACAAGTGTTATTAGTGGTTTAGAACGTGCTATTAGTCTTTATAATAGTTTACCTGATTTTGCTAAATTTATGGTAAATCCTGCAGGACAGTTACCAACTCTTGCCCCAGCAATAAGTGACGCTAAAAACATTCTTACTGGTCAACCAAGAACGATAAACAATTACAACATTAAAGGCGTAGTAGACCCACAAGCTACAGCTAGAGCCATAGTTAAAGTACAAACAACAGCAACAAAAACTACAGGTATTAAACCATTTATTCCAGGTAGGTAGAGATGACAGTATTCACACCGACCTACAGAGTCACTATTGCAGGTGTTGTACAAACCTCAACAACTTTACAAGACGGAACAATTACTTATGGTCGTAACGATTTTTTTGAAGCAACTCAGCCTAGTTATTGTAATCTTGAATTATTAAACCTTGATGGCACAAGCCCAGTAGTTGAGTTGTTAGACACAGTTGTTATCGAAGTACAAAACACAGCAGGCACTTTTGTTAAATTGTTTACTGGTGAAGTGTCAGGTATTTATAACAGATTTGAGGGCGCTGGTTTAGGTGGTAAACCTAACACATTACAAATACAAGCAATTGGTGCTCTTGGTTTACTTGTTAAGCGTTATGCTGGTGCTGTTGCTTACCCTGAGGAATTAGACGGCGCACGTATTCAACGTATTTTAGAAGAAACATTATTTGTTGCTTGGGAAGATTTAAGTAATACACAAACTTGGAATGATTTTACTACTGAGACTTGGGCTAATTATGGCGTACAAGGCATAGACACTATTGACCCAGGACGTTATGAAGTACTTGCTAGACCAGCAGAAGTTGAACAGGCTTACGAATTAACAGACACAACTCAACAATCAGGTCTGGGCTATTTATACGATACCCCAGATTTTGAAATTGGTTATGCCGATGCTGAAAGACGAAGTGCTAACTACACAACTAACTTAATAGAACTTGACGCTAACCTTGTAAACGCTGACATACAAACCAGGTTACAAACAGCAGATATTGTTAACAGCGTGGTTATCAGATATGACGACCCCGTACTTGAAGTTGTAGCACAAAATGATACGTCAATAAATAACTATGGTTTGCTTGAAGAAATTAGGGCTACCATTCTTGCTGAAACAGTTGATGCCACAGAACAAGCTACAAATTTTGTTAATTATCGTGGAACGCCTAAAGTCTCACTTGAAGCCGTGTCGGTTAACCTGGCTCATTCAGATATGACCAATACAGTTAGAGACGATTTACTAGCTGTAACTATGGATAGTTTGCTTTACCTAGACAATATCCCAGTAGGACTAATTGTTGAAGGATACTTTGAAGGCTTTGTTGAGGGGTGGACTTGGACTTTAGGCCGTAACAACCTTGAATTAACTATGTCTGTTTCTAACTCAATCTATTCCACACTTGATGTACAATGGGAAGACTACAACTCTGTTATTCAATGGCAGAACCTCGATAATGCTACTCGTTGGCTTGACGTTATTTAAGAAAAGGATAAACTAGAACAATGGCAACTACTACCCCTAATTATGGTTGGGCTGTACCAACTTCAACTGACCTTGTAAAAGACGGCGCTACAGCTATTGAAACTTTAGGTGACGCTATTGACGCGTCTATGAATACAGCTCTTGGTACTAAAAAGGCTGGAATGGTGTTACTGAATACAACTAGTTTTAGTGGAGTAGCAAGCGTTTCTTTACCTGCTAGTACTTTTACTTCAACTTATACAAATTACAGAATTTTGTTTCAAAATCTTTTAGCCTCTGGTAGTGCTAATCCAACTTTGCGTTTAAGGGCAGCAGGGTCAGATAATTCAACTTCTAATTATGATTCAGAAACAATTTATGCTCAATCAACTGCTGCTTATGGTAATGGAGTCACTAATGGTTCAAGTTTTCCACTTGGAGTTGGTGCAACGCAAAGAATGATTTTATCTTTAGATGTTTTTAATCCACAAACTGCTGATGATACTTATATTTCTGGCATATGCTATATGACGACTAATGATTCTGGAAATTACATTTCATTTGGTGGCAGATTTGACGGCTCAACTTCTTTTGATAGCGCAACTTTTATCGCTGGTGGGGCTAACGTAATTACTGGTCAAGTTCAAGTTTATGGATATGCAAAATAAGGAGTTATGACAATGGCAACTGAAAAAATACTAATTCAAATTGGTGAAGAAATTAGAGAATTAAAAGGTACTGACAAAGAAGCCTTTATTGCAGACAGAGAAGCAACACTAGAAGCACAACGCCTACTTGAAGCCGAGTATAAAGCCAAACAAGACTCACGTGAAAGTGCTATCAAAAAGTTAGCAGAAATAGCAGGACTAACAAAAGATGAACTTAATGCAATCCTTTAACTACAAACAATTATCACTAGCTGCAATTGCTTTCTTAGCAGCTTGGCAAGCAACAGACTTCGCCCTTGACTACAGAGCTGTATTAGGTGCTGTCGTAGCTGCTTCAATGGGAGCTATGAACCCTAATGCCAAAACCAAGGTTAAGTAAAGCAGCTGAGCAATTACGCTCCGAAATAAATACTAAGTATCCTAATCGAGATAAACGCTCAGACGGCTGGATAGGCGACACAGCACACAACGCACGTAAATCAGACCACAACCCAGACAAACAGGGTTGGGTACGTGCTATAGATATTGACTCAGACCTTGTTAAAGGCTCATCTAAAGAATCCTGGTTATTAGCCGAACAGATTAAGACAATTGCACTAAAAGGCGACAAAAGGATTAGTTACATAATCCATCAACACCGAATAGCCTCACCACGACAAAACTGGACTTGGC